CCTCGCCCGCCGCTTCTGCGGCAAGACGTCTCTCTCGATATTCAGATATAGCTTTAAGGAACTCTTTGTTGTCAATGTAGTGAGCTCCCTTCTCACGTTTTTTAGGCATATTGGTCCTCCATCATAATTTAGTGCTTGACTTCTTTGTGGTTCTATGTGTATAATCGCTCTGTAGCGTTTAGGAAATCTTATTATCCTTTTGTGCTTCTGCATACTGTATTAGTGTTTCAATCTCTTCTTCAATTTCTGCTTGTTCTACTTCTGTTTCAAAAAATAAAACATTTACCATTTTTTCATAACCCTCGACAAATTCTTCTTTTAAGTCAACCACCGTTGTGATGCGGCGGGCGTTAATCGACATCAGTGTCTCGTCTGAAATGCTGATCCAAGGTTTCATAGAATATTTTTCAATAACCTGCTCTCCCTTAAGATGAGCCTCAGAAATAATTTCAATCGGATATAATATCTGAACAAAATTATTTTCTGTAAAATCATCTTCCATGGTTGCAACTACAGTTTCGCCGCTTTCAAACTTAATTACTTTTATTTGATTGTCCATTAGTTGGTAACCTTACTAGTTTATATTTAAAACCTTCTTCATTATATAACTTAACACGTTCAATCATATGATTCAATGTATAATTCTTCTTGGATTTCCAAGAGAGATCATCGCCAACATCATACAAATTACAGGAAGTTTTATTATCACCTAATCTCAAGCCTCTACCAATTGACTGTAGATTTCTAATTCTACTTTTAGATGGCGATGCGAAAACAACATTATGCAAGTTCTTTATATTTATGCCTGTTGAGAACGTGCCATATGAGGCAATAATAATTGCATCGTTTGCTTTTTCAGTAAGTTCTCTAATTTTTTCACGTTGGTCAGTTTCAGTTCCGCCATAAACAAAATATACTGGGCGGGGGTCCTCAACCTTTTGTTTTACTCTGTCAAATAAATGGCGACCATGTTTGTCAACAAATTGAAAAAGGACTAATGTATTTCCCTTTTGTGAGGCTGTTAAATTAGTTAAGATAGAATTTCTTTTAGGATGTGCTACAAGAAAATCCATTTCTTCTTGATATGTCATATCCTTAACTGCTTTACGATCCTCATCCGAGTATTCCAACATAAGACATGTAACATTTAAATTAGCAAGTGAGCCTTTGTCAATAAGTGTCTTTGTAGTTGTAACCTTATACACACGACCAAAGCATCCTTCCAAAACAAGTTTATGTGTTTTTGTTCCGTCTAATGTGCCTGTTGTCCCTATACGATGTTTTGCACTTAGACACTTATTCATAATACCTGTCAGCGACTTTGCCTTAAACAAGTGTGCCTCGTCACCATATACAGCATCAAACTTTTCATACCATTTTTTAGGAAACTTGTAAATAGACTGCCACGTTGAAATAGTAATAGGAAATTCATTAGACTTTTCTTTGCCACCATAGATACGATGACAGTTTTCACTAACCATCCATTCATCGTCACTTGCATAATCCTGGAAGTCACTATACATTTGTTCTACAAGGGACGTTGTAGGGACAATAAGTAATTGTTTTTTATTCCTTGCTTGTAAGTAACGTATGAGAACATAAAGAATAAGGGACTTACCACTTGCTGTAGGTGACAACAACAATGACCTGCCTGTTCTAATACTTTCAGCAATAGCCTCAATCTGATAATCTCGTATTTCAATAGGCTTGCCGCCACTATGTAACTTCAAAGACTCTGCAAATTTTTTAACATATTCAGTTGAAACAGGGTCACCAACATCTTCAACATCAACATTAATTTTGTATTCTAGTTGTCCAGCAAATTCCTCAAGATAACTTAGAAGCCCTACAGGCAATTCTTTTGCGTATATGTTAAACAGTCTTGCTTTACCATCCCACATACGAGAACGATATGCAGGCATAAATTTTGCGCCTGGAACCTCAAATGTAAAGAAGTCGTTAATTTCCTGTGCAACACTTACGTCACACTCTACATTAAGACTTGCTTCATTCTTTTTGGTTACTGTAATCATTACATAAGACCGTTTGTAAATTTAGTCCATTCAATACTGTTCTTAATATCCCATGTGCGACTATTTAGATAACGCATAACACGCTCTAAGAAGTCTGCCACTGTTCTAATATATTCTACTTTGTTTGTTTGCTCAATGACATCATCATCCGCATCCAACATATCGTTCATATCTTGTTTCAATGGTTTAGGACCAAGATACTGTTCCCAACTTAAAGCATCAAGCTCTTGTTTACTAAGTTCACCACGATAATATTGCATTTTAACACGGCGCAGTTTTAGTAAAGCTGCCTCAGACTTACGCAATTGTAAACGAACATTAGACATGTGATTAAGATACTTGGAGTGTAGTTCTGGTATCCGTGTGCTTTCAGAACCGAGATTGAGTTCATCAATCTTACTATCTTCAGCCCATGTTTCTTGAAGTTCTTTCAATGTAATCATAATAATACTTTATCATCTTTGTCCAAATAAGGACCTTGTTTTACTTCGATGATCTCACCTTCTTCTAAAAATTCAAATCCATGACCGCCTGAAACTAACAAAACCACATCACCTTTGCGTAATATTTTAATTGAAAAAAGTTTGTGGTCATCATCATAAAAATTAACTTGTATAATACCTGATTTTACAAAAAGAGTTTCCTGTGTTTTGGAAATCTCTCTAACAACCTCACGATGTTCATGCGGAGGTATCACATGTCCTTTCGGGCGTTTCATATAACCTAATTGTTGTGATGATTCGTTAGGTGTGAAAAAATGAATACCATCTTTTTCAAAATCATTTCGTAAAATGATAGCTCTTGTTTCACCATTTAATATTACATTATCAATCATACATACCTACAAGAAGGTTATTTATAAGTAAGTTAGCACGGAACGGTATAGAAGTCTATATGTTAGGTGACCGTTTCGATTTTAAACAATCTGTATCTAAACGCGGCAACACCAACAAAATAGTTTTGGTCGCCAGAACTAATATCAAAATCTAAGCCTTCAAGACTGATAGGGAAAACATCTGTAAATGAAATTCTAAGATTAGGATTGTTATTAGAATCAAGGACAAACAAATCTGCATCACTAAATTGTGCGGATTCCTTGCCCCTACCATTAGGAAAGCGGTATGACTGACTATCAATAAGGTCTGTAAATTGTTGATGACTTTCAGGTGAGCCTAGTCCGAGTAACCAATTATAAAGTTCATTGTAGTTTGCCATGTCCTCTTGAACAAGGAATCGAATGACAAGTTCACCAAACTGTAATTTTTCACCTGGAAAAACAAGTGTAGACAAAGGTGTTTCTACAGTAGGACTTCCAATTGAAACTTGTGGTAAGTTGGCTGCCTGACAAAAGAAAGAAACATTAGGAATATTATGAACCTGAAATCTAAAACCATTCGGTCTGAGAAAGTCCAGTTCTTGTGGATTGCCTGGATCGTTTTGTCCTGCTTCTTGAACACTAGTGATAGGATTATAAGCCATTGTTTCTCCTTATACCATATTTATAACGAAAGGAAAACCCCGGAACATAAGTTCCAGGGCCTCCTCAATAAGTGCCGCTTAACACGGTCTTATTATTTTAGCTTACATCAGGTTAGTAACTTTAACGCTTCTGTAATACTGGTTACGGTCTGCTGTAAATGTATCAGCATCTGTTGTGCCGTCAGACTGTGTAACGTATGGGTTAGCGACCATGCCGTAGCGTGTCTTAAAGCCGATTTTTGGCTGGAAGGTGCTAGGGTCAAGAGCGCGGACCATTTGCAGTGGGACGTATGGGCAGTAGAACAGACCAGCGTCATATGCAGATGAACCTTTATAACCTACAACGTAGAACTGACTTGCGGCGCCAGTGTTTGCACTGTATGGGTCGATATAAACTTTGTAGCGACCATTCAATGTACCAGCAAATGTGTTGCCTGTGTCATCAACATTAAGGTTTGTGTCAAGGGCAGGAGTGTAATCAAGAACACCAGCCATTGCAAGGGCACTAGCAACATCTGAAGAACAGATGATGAAGTTACCTTTACCGCGACGTGTGTCTTGTGCGATTACGTTGGCGTCACGTTCAATGTTGAACAACAAGCCTTTGAAACGCTCAACGCTCCAACGACCATTTGAATCAACGTCAAGGTCAAACGTGCCGGCAGTAGCCGTGCTAGCAGAACCAGTTTTAGCAACTTTGTAAATTGTTCTGATAACTTCACGGTTAATTTCAGCCAGGATTTCCTGTGACAAAATGTTTGACAACTCAGACTCAGCATCGAGACCATGAACAGCTTTCAGGTCCTGAGCAAGCTCGATTGTGTATTCTGCTTTCAGGGCGCGTGTTTTAGCCGTTACAGTTGTTTTCTCGATTGAGAAAGCCATTTCGTTGAGTGTAGTTCCGTCACCAAAACCTTCACCAGTTGCAGTTGCAACGCCGGTGCCTGTTGTGTATGTGCCGTCTACTGGGTTAGAACCGGCGTGTGTGCCTGCGCCAGCGAAGTCAGTATCGGCTTCGTTGAACAGAGCTTCTGTGCCAGTTTGTGAGGCGTAATGTGATTTCATTGCAAAGATAAGTCCTGTTGGACCTGTCATTGGCTGAACACCACATACGTCATATGCCATCAGGTTAGGCAATGCACGACGGACCAGTGAAATTAATACTGGATCGTAGTTATCAATGCTTGAACCTGTTTTGTTTTCATGTGTTGCTTCGAAAACAGCCTGACGCTCTTCGCGGATGGCTTTCTCTTGGTTTTCGAGAACAACAGTAGTAACAGCACGTTTGTGCGGGTCTTTAATGGAACCCAATTCTGGGTGCTCCAGGACTGGTTCCCACTTCTTTTGAAGTTCTTCTGAGAGATACATTTTTGTTTCCTCTGTTTAGTTGGTTATATATTATTTATAAAAAATTACTTTTTAACTGCTTTTGAAATAGCGTTGGCATAAATGCTCATTGGCGAATTGCCATCGACCATTTCCTCAGCCACAGTATCGTCCATTTTGTCATCGTCAGTAGCTCTTACTTTAGGGAAATAGTTTTCCTTAATGACAGCCACTTTCTCAGCAAACAAGTCCTGATTATCAAACTCTACGTCCTCAACCAGTTTAGCAAGTTTTTCTGCTTCGGTTACAGTGAGATCCTTTGTAGATTCAGCAATTACTTTACTACGCAGGAGATCTGTTGTTTCTGCTACCATTGCAACTTTATCCTCAATAGACTCGTCAAGTTTAGACTTGAGTGAATCAATTTCGGCTTGCATTTCACCTAGCACATCATACTTTTCAGTAGGTACTTCGATGTAATGCTCGGAAAAGAGAGTTTGCATACCCTTGATAAAGTCTTCGGTAATTTCTGTGCGAAGACCATGCTCAACAGCAAGTTCATTCTCTTTCATCCAATTCTCAGCAACGTATGAGAGATAGCCGTCAATTTTTTCGACCATTTCTTCTTTCAATGTTTCCTGAGCGATACGGGCTTCTTCAGCCAGTTCTTTTTCAATTTCTTCTACTTCAGCAGATACGCGAGCAGTGACAACAGCTTCAAACAATGAGGCAGCTTTTACTTTAAATTCTTCGGAAAGACCATCTTCGTCACCGAACAAACCTTCAATGTCACCATCGAAAAGTGTTTCTTCTTCAACGACTTCTTCGTCTTCTTCCTCGTCCTCTTCAACGACTTCTTCTTCATCGTCTTCAATTTCTTCTACTTCTTCTTCATCATCTGTTACTTCTTCAAGTGTTTCTTCGTCAGAGACTTCTTCGTCCTCACGCACACCCTGAGATGTAGGTTGATTTACAACAGATGCTGTATCTGTGCCGCCTTCAAAATTAGGGGCTTGACCAGCGCCAGTAGTAGCAGGAGCAGTAGCAGTTCCTTGTTTTCCAATAGCGGCTTTACCGATTTCAGCAGTAAGACCACCATTCTTGTCACCAGTGCCTGAAAGGTCAACCATTTCAGGACTAGAGTTAGATGAACCTTGAGCAGGCATTGATGCGTCTCCCTGACTCTTATCGAGTGGGCGGGAAGCAGCTGCCTCGTCTAGTTCATTAGCTTCTTCAGTAAGTTCCGCTTCTACTTCGCGGCTCTTAGCAAGAAGCTCTCTGATTTTGCTTTCTACAGCCATTTGTTTTTCTCCTAATAGAGTTTTATTAATGTCTAAATTATTTATACTTTTTTAGATTTTGGACAACTTATTTAAGAAGGAGTTAAAAACATTTAGTTTAGCTTCTTCTAGTTCATGCCGAGGCGTAGCTTTGATATATGCTTGTGCCTGCTCTATTTCACGAGCTTGCCATACACCATCAACCATTACCCATTCACGAGATTCCATAATACCTTCTACATAAGCATCTGGTGCTGATGGGTCAGCAACAATATCCGCCGCAGTAGCAAGAACAAAGTCATCCTGAACCTCGTTGATTCCGTCTTTTTCTTTAATTGAGCCAAGTCCTCTTGAACTAACGCCTAATTGTGCACCTGCTTCAATAAGATTAGATGCAATTTTACCCATTGGTGTATCCAAAACTTTAGCTCTACCAATGTAATTATCACCACTTTCTTTAAGTGATGTAATCATGTGGGACACACGATCCAAATTAAGAGTTGGACCTTCCGGGTGACCTAGTTCACCGAGAGCTCTTTTCTTATCAATTTGCTCTGCAGTGTAACGTGCAACTTCCTTTTGCATAACCTCTTTAGGATATACACGACCATTGCGGTTTTTAAGATTAGACTGTAAGAACACACCCTCAATATATAGGGTCTTCTTGCCATCTTTTTCTTCTTGGATATATTGAATTTCTTCTGTAAGTTCTTTAATAAGTCTCATTAGCCTAGATCTCCCTGGTTCTGATGTTGTTGTGAACCGTAACCAGAAACTTTGGCAGCCTCTATAATAACGGTACCGCCATTACCACCTGAGATAACAACTTCGATATCACTACCTTGTTCGTCATCATCAGAGAAACCATAAAATTCTAACTTACCATTGAGTGAAAGCTCGAACAACATCTTACTGTTTCTTTGAACAATTGCTCTTGCACTATCTGATAAAGCCCAGTGAATAGCTTTGATATTTGCTTTAGGCGAAGACTGTGTTTCGGTTGATTTTTTTAATGTTGTTGCTAACGCAATTGTGCCTGTAGCGGCAGTCCCTCGGACGGCAACTACGCCTTGAGTTTGCGTCAATTTAAGTGTGTCTACTGTG